TTTCCACATTCTCTGATTTTTTCTGTCAAGTTATTTTTTTACCTAAACTCAAATTTATATCAGAAAGATTTTGATTTTTTTATATTGTATGAAGATTTTATATAGAGTAGTAAATTAGTAGTAAAATCGTTATTAAATAATTTGTATATTTTTTTAAATAAAGGGTTCACATCAAAAATTAAAGTTTTTTCTTAAATAGATGATAGAAATCAACACGAAATAGGTACAAATTAACTACAACAGGCATACTTTCTGAGCATATTCTATAGTAGAGTAGATCATTCTGTATAAGATCTATTTCAATCTAGAATAAATATGTCAAGGAAAGGAGCGTTTGATGACTAATTTAGAAAAATGTCTTCCAGTCACAAAAGATAAAGTGATAGAAATAACGAGAAAGAACGAAGATCAAAACATACTTTTATCTCTGGACGTATGTATGAAGCATGATTTTGTGAACTATAAAAAGAGGATCAAGAATCTATTTAAGAGGCTAAAACAGATAAGGTATATGAATCCAGAAGAAGATGTCAACATAACATCGAATTATGAATTAAACTCGTATAGGTCTACATCTAGTAATTCTAGCAGTACTGAAAGTTCGGTAGATGCCTACATAGATATGGTAATATACGAAAACGAGGTCTGCCAAAAAATACTACATCTCGCGAACAAGATGACCTACGAAGAAGGTATGTATTTTGTATATACTTTTTTATCTAGTGAAACTGAAGACTGTATTTCAGAAAAACTGAGTATTTCGAGGACAACGTTGCAGAAGATTAAAAAAAGTTGTCTAGTCAAAGCATGGTTTGAACTGAAAATATATTGTGAGGATGATTAAAGTCATTCTCTTTTTATGCAGAAAAAAATAGATTTTAAGAAAGGAAAATAATATGAAAGAATTAACAAATTTAAGAAAACCTAGAGAGAAGCACTTTTTAGAGACCGATGGTACTGTAAAAGCTTATATGTATGACGAAGATATACACTTTCTAAAAAATGGTGAATACTGTGAAATAGATAATACGATTGAAGAGAAAGAGTACTATTACGAAAATAGAGAGAACAAATTTAAAGTGCAATTCTCTAAGGCAAAAGAGAAAGAATTATATGAGATCGAAGATGAAGATTATTATATAAGATGTTCGCTTCTTAACCCTAAGTTAGGAAGTTTTTTTATCGAGAAAGATAAGAATGTATTAAACATGAGAAATATAAATGAATACCTAGATGCGAAGTATGACATCATAGGGACAAAACTAAAAGAATCGTTGATATTAAAGACATATACAGATGATGACATAGAGTTTAAAATCGAGACAGATGCAGACTTATCACTTGAGAACGATAGAATACTAGGAAGAAAGGGCGATGAGGTTCTCTTTCGGATGAAAGTACCTTTTATGGTATCTAATACGAAGGAGTACTCAAATGGAGTAAGGTATGAACTCGATAGACAGGAAGGGGGATACCTTTTAACTCTCAAGTTAGATCACGAATGGTTAAGAGATCAAGAGTTTCCAGTCATTATCGATCCTACTATAAGTGAGAATTCTAGAAATAAAACATATGATACATTCATTTATGAGGGTGATACTCTCGTAGATAGAAATAAATATAATTATTTAAAGATAGGAGTCGATGAGAATAATAAGATTTACAGATCTTTGATCAAGTTTGAGCTACCTTCACTAAATCCTGGATCACAAATCATAAGTGCAAGTGCGTCATTAGTATCTCATACTATGGATTATGTGCTAGTAACTCCAGGGATTCCTAACATAGAGGAAAGAGAGACGATTACAGTTCATGAAGTGACGGCTCCATGGTCTGAAGAAACGGCAAATTGGGAAACGATGTCCGACAAATTCTCTGACAAAATAGAGAGCTATACGCAGTTTTTTAGATGTGAAAAAGAAATGACAGGTGAACCGACTTATATTCCAAAAGTAAACTCTATGGATATAACCAACTTAGTTAAAAGGTGGTATTCAGGTGTGCAGAACAACGGAATAATGGTCAAATTTTTGAATGAAGTATATAATCCTGAATGCAAAGAATATTACATGATATCAAAGGATAATGAATTGCCTGACGAAAATAATCCTAAGCCTTTTTTAACGATAAGATATAGAACTCAAAGTGGATTATTAGACTATCTTTCGTATAATAGTTTTGGACTGAAAAATGGGACGAGTTATGTCAATCTATGCAATGGGAATGTCATCAACATCTTTAACATCTCAAAAACTATTGCTGGCAAATTCCCGATCAGCTTAGAACTTATATTAAATGCTGATGAAGCGATAGGAAACTTACTCGGAAAAAGGTGGCGTTTCTCATTAGAGGAAGTTCTAAATTTAGAAACTATAGATGGCAAAGAATACATCTGTTATTTAGATTCTACTTCTAATTCTAGATATTTTTATAAAGTAGAAGAAGATTTAGAGGATGGAACTAAGAAGGTCTATTATAAAGATGAAGATGGACAAAATCTTAAGATCGAGTTCTTAGATAATATGTATAAATTGTTCGATAAGGAAGGAAACGAAAGACATTTTGTACTTGTCGACAGTAAATATTTATTATCTAAGATCGTAGATGTCGAAAAAAATGAAGTCAATTTGACTTATGATTCATCGAATAGAATTATAAGAGTGGTGGATGCAAATGATGAAAAGATAGATATCGCCTATAGTGATAGTTTAATCTCAGTATTTTCATCTCACGACGAAGCTAAGATAACTTTGAACGGCGACAAAGTATCTAAGATCTCGACTAAATCAGGTGAGACAGTTTTAGAATATGACGAGTTTAATCTCATAAGTAAAATTAAAGATACCGATGGGCTTGGGATCGTTTTTGAATATCATTCAGGTGTACCACATCGAATAAAAAAAGTTTCACAGCTCGGTCTTCAAAGTAAGCTAGGTAAAACTCTCTCTTATGAGTATGGGTATAATACGACAAAAATCACTGACGAGAAAGCTCATGTGTATACATATACTTTCAACGATCAAGGCTGTACGGTAGGTACGACTATCATGGATAAATCTGGACTTCTCAAGAATTCCTACGGCTTTAATGAAAGATTTATCGAAGCTTATGGAAGTAATTTCAACAATAAGAAAAGTTCGGAAACTACTTTGATAAAATTTTCAGATACTGCGGTGGATAGATGGTCTTTCGATGACGAGTCTACTCTCTTTGCCGCTAATGGAGGAGTGTTAACTGGTGAAGTTTTGAGAACTGGATCGTGTTATAAGGGACAAGATTCGCGATCTCATGGAAAGGTGATAGTTGGCTTAAACGGTCTCTTCGTCGACGAAGATTCAATATCCGACGTTACTATAAGTGGATATGTCAAAAATAGTAAGCCAGTCACTATCGAGGCCTTCTATTTTAATTCACTTAGAAATGTTCCGATGGACACTTTGATCATTCCTGAAAGCGATGACTTTACTAGATTCTCTTTCATATCCCCTAAGCCGATCTATGGGAAACAACCTGTTTTTATAGAGTTTTCTAGTGAAGATGACTACTATTTGGCGGATTTCCAAGTCGATGTAGGAAAGATGGCTAGTCCGTTTAACATCGTTAAAAATCCTGAATTTAAAGATGAAACTTTACCTGGTTGGGAGATCTATGAAGGATCGATTGCAAATAAAGAAGTCGAGAGAGTAACTCTACCGAATGGCGAATACGCTTTAAAAATCAACAGTAAGCCTGACGATACTATAAGTGCAACTTATCCTTTTAACTATGGTGGTAAGAGAGGCGACGTATATAATCTATCTTTCTGGTACAAAAACGAAGGTGTCATGGAAAACGATACAGAATTCGTGGGAAATGCAGTCAATTTACAGTTTTGGAGTACGAACGAATTAGAAGGTGCTGGAACGTTGAATGCGAAGTTGAATCTACACGATACAGAATGGCAGTTTTTCTCAGAATCTTTCGTAGCCGAAAGCGATTATAGCAATTTCAATTTAAACATCCTGTCCATGAATGAAGTAAACAGTCTTTATATCACAGATATAATGCTAATAAAAGAGATGGGACAACTAAATTACTCTTATGACGCTGAGGGAAACGTCGTTTCGATGACAGACCTCGCGGGCAATAAAAGTCAACTTACATACGATTCTAAAAATCAATTGATCGGAGCATTCCCACCGAAGGGAAATAGATTTAGCTATGAATACGATAATGACATCACTTCTAGAGTATTAAAAGGAATAAGTCCGACGGGAATATCTAATGAAATAGAATATGATAGCTTTGGTAACCCAGTAAAAACTATTATCAATAACGTCAATCCCGATGGTAAAATAGTCGACGGGAAAGATTATCAGATAAGGCTTAAAGGAACGAAGAAGTATATCGACTACGATTTTGACCTAAAAGAATTCACATGTAAAGAAAACGACTGCAGTCACAAGACTTTCAATTTACTAAAAGTCGATATTTTTGAAGACGGAACCTATTATAGACTAAGCTTCTTAAATAAATATTTAAGTGTAATCGGTGAGAAAATCACTTTACAGTCAACTACAAACGATTCGACATTATTCATTTTAACTAAGAAAAATAATGGAAGTTATTTTTTAACTCCTAAAACTAAACAACGTGATAATTTAGCTATTCAAGATGGAAAGTTAGTTCTAAAAGCTTGCGACGACGAAGACTATACTCAACAGTTTTATTTTGAAGACTATGGGGCAGATAAATTCATCGAATCGAAGGCGACTTATACAGACGATGGAAAGTATATTACTAGTAAGACTGATTCACTAGGTAAAACTGTCTATTATGAAGTCGATCCAGTCAAGGGACTTACCAAGTCTATAACAGATGCGAAAGGGAATATCACTAATTATACGTATAATCAAAAAGATCAATTGACATCAGTAACTAACAATGAGAAGGCCATAAGTTATGAATACGATATGCAAGACCAACTATCTAAGATTACGAGTGGCACTAAAAATTATACTTTTACATACGATGACTTTTTAAATTCAGAAACTGTAAAGATAAACGGTAAAACTCTCATCACGAACTTATATGAAGAAAAAGACGGAAACCTTTTGTCCAGTACATATGGCAATGGAGATAAAGTTTCTTATGCATACGATGAATTCGACAGATTAAAGTCTTTTACAGATTCAGAAAAAACGTATACTAATCATTATAACTCTCAAGGACAATTAGCTCTTGTGGAATCCGACGATGAGACACATCGTTATTATTATGACTTTGCAAATCGTCTAAGCGAGTATGTAATCGATGAAGTCCTCGAAAAATTTAAAGAGAACTTTAAATACGACGAGAATGGAAATGTACTTAGTAAACGGACACAACTCGTTTATACTCCTGGAACAGTGAATAACGAGATAGAGCATTCGTCAGAAGTAAGCTACGAATATGATGAAAATGATTCTATTATAAGAGTTATATTCGACGAGGCGACTTTAAACTACTCATATGACTATTTGGGAAGACTAGAAAGAAAAAACATCTCTGGCCTACACGATGTAGAATATAAATATGTAAACTTAGGAAAGAAGACATCTCTTTTAGTTAAGTCACTCAAAGTGGGAGAAGATCTATACGAGTACAAATATGACGACTTATATAACATAACTGATATCTATCTAAACGAAGAACTCATGAACCATTATGAGTACGACTCTTTAAACGAGCTGATACAAGACGATAATTACGTTCAAAATATCACTTATAGATACAGTTATGACAACGAAGGAAACATCTTATCTAAAAAAGAGTTCACTTTAGGGACAGATGAAATAATAAAAGAAGATACATTCGAATACAAAAATACTTCATGGGAAGATCAGCTAACGAAGTATAACGACGAAGAGATAGAATACGACGCAATAGGTAATCCTATAAAGATAGGAAATAAGACTTTGACATGGACGAATGGAAGACAGTTAAAAACGTTAGAACAAGCTGATAGAACGATAAATTACTTCTATAACAAAGATGGTATCAGAGTAGGTAAGAATTCTAGTGGCATTTTATGTGAGTATTACTTAGAAGGATCGAATATAGTGCTTGAAAAAAGGTACACAGATATGATATATTATATACGAGATGATGTAGGATCATTAATAGGAATGAAGTACAAGGACAAGATGTACTACTATATCAAAAACTTACAAGAAGACATCATCGGAATCATGGATGCAGGCTTCAACAGGGTAGCAACATATGAATACGATGCATGGGGAAGAATACTATCGATCAGGGACGAACTTGGAGAAGAGATAAAGGACGAATACCATATAGCCCGTATCAATCCATTCAGATACAGAAGTTATTATTACGACGAAGAGAGTGGATTATATTATTTAAAGAGCAGATACTACAATCCTGTGTGGGGTAGGTTCTTGAATGTGGACATAAATTTAGGTATTAATAAAAGTTTCCTAGGATATAATCTTTATGGGTATGTAGATAATAGACCAACAAATTTTTCTGATGATACTGGAACGTCCTTAAAAAGCTTTTTAAGAAATGTCTTTAAAAAAGCTAAAAAAGTAATTAGTAGTATTGCTTCAATTGTTGGTTATAGTTACAAGAGAACTTTAATTACCGGAGAAAAAAATGCTGACTCGAAATATATAAAAGCGACAGTAAGTAGATCATATAATATTTCTACTCCTACTAAACCAATAGATATATATTCTAATACTACAATTAGAAATAGTAAGGCTGAAGTTTCTTATGGTGTAAATTTGGGGGTTAAAAATGTTTCCGTTGGTATTGAGGCTAGTGAAAATGGTATAGGATTGCAAGCAAGTTTTAAAAACACCTCTATTCAATTTGCATATAATATAGATGAAGAAGACTTTTTCAATTCTTCATATTCTTTAACAATATCTCAGTCAAGTAGTTTTGGAAATTCTATAGATTTAAATATCGAGATTAATCAATTCGCTTTTTTTGTAATATGTTTAGCGCCAGTTCCTGCAGTAAATTTTTTCTCAAAGGTAAAAGATAGTTTCGAAAAGGCCATTATTGGCTTTAGTAAGGTACTTTTCTCTTAGAAAGGAATCGAAAATGTACAAAGTAATTTTCATATTAAAAAAGTATTATATTTTAACCTATTTTGTTTTATGCGAAATATATGGTTCTGTTTTAGATTTTATGTTTCACAATCACACTATAAGTATTCTGTTGGGACCTTTAGTGTCAGTTATAACCGTAAATACTATATATATAAAATGTGACTATTATCCTTTAAAACGTTATCAAAGAACTTGTAAGTTGGATTTATTACAAAGTGATATAGAATATGCTAGAAAGAAAATAACGTCAAAAAATAAACAGGAGATTTTAGAAAAATTAGATACTTATTATAATTATTTTGCTTTTGGACCAACAGCCGAGATAATAGATACTTTACAAAAAAAAGCTCCATCCTACAGTCCAAAATTTTATGATATTTTATTTTTAAGTTTAATTGAGAAAAAAGACAAAAGTACAATTAGAAAAGTTAAAGAAAATCTAGTACATGATATCAGATCTAACAAAATATATTATAAATTAGGAAAAATAGTTATGAAAGATAATATTTTGATAAATAAAATGCTAAGTAAAATAATTAGAAAATATGATACTTTGTATTTATTGGATAGTATGATCCTAGAGAATGAAAAAAGTTGTGAAAAAAAACTATTAAATAATATTAATTTAAAGGTTTATCGGAATAAATTAGATCTCGCAGTTATATACTATTTTCTTTCAATTTATTATAATCAAAATGGCGATTATATTTCTGAGAAAGATGCTTTAAACAAAGTTGTAGTTTATGGAGATGAAAATTATATGGCTAAAATGGCAAGAAAAAGACTTAAAGATGACTGTAAATTATAGAAGACACTGCAAGAAAGTGGGATGGAGTATATAAATGGTAGATATAGATGAGATAATGGAAATGCTTGATTGGAATCAACCAGAAGAGATTCAAAAGAAGGGACGAGAACTTGCAAGACAAGTTAGGACATTAAGTGTTTTTTTACGACCATATTATGATGGAAAATCAAAAAGTCTTTGGGAAAATTGCGCGATTATTCTTTCAGTAAGGACAGATGAAGAATTAAGCCTAGTTTGTTTGTCTGGATTACAGATTTAAATTGGCCTGGAGCGTTAATTATTTTTGAACGGCTTAAAAATTTTAAAACTAATTCGATTGATGACGATATTAAATGGCACATAGAAGAAGCAAGACAATTAAATAATCTAACATGGTTAGAAAACTTAGAGTGTTTATATAAAACCAGAAAATCAATTGAATAGTATTTAAAAGATAAATCTTATGATGGCTATATAAATCATATTTTTGGGTACTTCTAATAAGAAAAGATATATTATTTAGTTATGAAAGCATTGGAAAAAATTAATGGGACTTAAAATATATGATGAAAGAGGTCTGGTTAAAGATAAAAATATCTCAGTGTGAAACGTGCAAGAGCAACTTTATCGAGTTTTCCACTTTATCCTTTATCTATTTTAAGTGAGGGTAAAAGTGAGGGAGACAAAAAATATAATAGAGAGGTTAAATAAGATATTAAGATTATATACAATACTAGGAATTTCGATGATATATTTAGTTTTTAGAAGTTTCTTTTGTGTTTAGTTATAAAAATAAGGTATAGGAGAAGTAGAATGGTGCAAGTAGATAAGAGTAAATTGAAAAACTGGGAAATCGGAGATACATTCGCAATTAAAATAGAGAACACAAATACTGAGTATGATGGGCAATATTTTATTTTAATTAAATGTGAAAAAGAAGAGCATTTGAGGCATTGCCCTCGAGAAACGAACCAGCCCTACTTTTATGTCAAGATAACTACTAATGGGTGTATTCCACAAAACATAGAAGAGATAAACGATTTAGAATTCGTTAAAATAACTTTTCAACTTTGGAACAGGAGGTTTTATCCATTTAGAGGAATGGAGACATATAGAGAAGCACGATGGAGACAGAGACATATTAAGTTTTATCCAGATGAATACAAATATTTATTTTCCTATATAATTCAGATATGGATAAAAAGAGGAATAAAGCATGAATTTCAATACATTGGGAACTACGATATAAAATTGCCTAAAGAGTATATCGGTAGTTCTCCTTTATTTGAACTATATGAAAATAATGAGAAATTAGTAGATAGATTAATAAAGTTTTATAATGACTTCAATCTACGTAAGGGGTACTTATACACAGAAGAAGGAATTAGGCAGATCAAAAAAACGAATGATGATGAGTTAAAGATAATTAAGAACGAGGATAAATATATAAAGATATATAGAAAAACAGGTTCATTTCCATCCCTAAAGGAGATACAAAAAGATATAGATAAAAACGGACTAAGAATTAAGGTGATGACAGGAAATGGATTCAAGTCGGAAAAACCAAACGAGAGTGTTCAAAATATTCTTAAAGTTAATGGACAACAGTTAAAAATTCTTCAAGATTTAGACTTGAAAACTCCATCGCAAACACCGAAAGTGGGTGATGGAGACGACTTATTGTAAAGAAATTGAAGAATACATAAAATTTGTTGAAGAAAATCCAGACGAGACAGATGATGAAATTAAATTATTGATCAAAAATATAGTAAAGCCGACATTGTCAAGAGACGATGTCTTTTTTGATGAAGATAAATACTATAAGTGCATTAGATATTGTGAAAAATGGTACTACAAATTATTTCCATATCAGAAATTTATCTATGCTTTTGTTTTTATGTATGAAGATAAAAATAGAGATGTAGTAATATTTCCAGACATCTTCATATTAATGGGCAGAGGTAATGGAAAAGATGGAATGATAATGCCATTAGCAAACTTTCTTCAAACTCATTATTATGGAGTTAAGAATTATCACATAGATATAGTTGCTACATCAGAAGAACAAGCCTTAAATTCATTCAATGTTGTTTATAATATGTTAGAAGACAATAAAGAAATAATGAGGAAATATTTTTATTGGAATAAAACAGAAGTTATAAATAAAATTACACATTCAATCTTAAGATACAATACAGCAAATGCAAAAACAAAAGATGGAAAGCAAACTGGTATGATTATTTTTAACGAATTACATGCTTACGAAGATTATAAACAATTAAATGTTTATTCCTCTGGACTAGGAAAGATAGTTCATTCAAGAACTGTAACTATTACAACAAACGGAACAGTAAGAGAAGGTCCACTAGACGAAAAAATATCTTTATCTATGCCTATTTTACATGGAGAAAATAATCTTTTAGGGTTATTACCTATTATCTATAAAATAAGTAATAAAAAATTTGTAGATATACCAATGGAAAAATACTTAGAAACAGGGAATAAAGAAGATATAGATATAACATTTTGGGTACAAGCAAATCCAAGTTTAAGATACAGACCTACATTGCTAAATGAAATAATTAGAGACTATACAAAAATGCAAAAACAAAAATCATATAGAGTAGAATTTTATGCGAAAAGAATGAATTTACCGCAACAAGACGAAGAACAAGCTGTAACAGACTGGAACAATATATTAAGAGCATCCTATAGTGATGTAGAAAAGGAAATTTCAAGACAGACAGGAGATATAGAAGGGAAAAAAGCAATAATTGGAATAGACTATGCTTCCTTAAATGACTTTGCAAGTGCAGGATTCCTATTTAAAATAAATGGAGAATATATTTGGAGACAAAGGACATGGATTTGTTCAAAAAGTAAATTTTTTGGAGATATTAAGTTTCCGTTTGATAATATGGGACAAGAAGGTTTCGAAGATTTTATTGTAGTAAATACAGAGACAATAGATGCAGAAGAAATAGTAGTTTGGTTAATGAGTGAAATGTTAAAATACAACATTCAAAAATGGGTGATGGATACATACAGATTTCTATTACTAAAAAGTATATTTGAAAAGTATGGAATTTCCATTGAAACAAAAGAAAATCCATACGGACAAATAAGAATGATAAGGAGATTCGATAGTATTATGGCAATAGTAGCACCGAGAATAGAAGTAGGATTTGCAGAAGGAAAAATAAATATTGGAAATAGTGCAATTATGAGATGGGCAATTAACAATACAGCCATAAAGATTGGAAAAGATGGTAATAAAAAGTATGAAAAGATAGAAGCGAAATTAAGAAAAAATGACCCTTTTATGGCTTTTGTAGCTGCAATGAGTGCACAAGAGCTATTAGATGAAGAGGTCATTTATGTTTAGGAGGTGATAACGTGTTTTTCGACAAAAAGAATGATAAACGGTGAGTATATATTTGATATATTACTAGGAAATAAAAAGAAAACGGATTATATATACACATTAGCAGAAGCACATGCTATTGACTTAATAGCAAAAACAATTGCTAAGTGCGAAATACAAATTTTTGCTCAAAACAAAAAAACACAAAAAATCGAAGAAACTAAAGACGATACGTATTGGAGATTGAATTTACAACCAAACCATAACGAAAATGGAACTATGTTTTTGTATAAATTAGCAACGAAACTATTAACAAATCAATCATCACTAATTGTAATTAATAAAGATATTAATAATTCAAAGTTGTTATATGTAGCAGATGATTTCAAATGTAGCGATACTATACTATATGGAAAAATATTTTCAAATGTCATAATATCGGACAATGAAGGTAATTCGTTACAATTACATAAAAATTATAGTTTAGAAAATTCAATATATTATTCTTTAAAGAATAGTAACTTAACAACTGCTAAGGAAAACTTTAAAACTAATAGTGCTAAAATATTAAATACTATTTCTAAAAATTTCTTAAAAGCAAATACTCCAAAGTGGAGATTAAAATTTCCTCGGAAATCAACCAACAATGATAGATATAAAAACTAGGCAACCAGTTTCTTATGACGAATATAAAGAAAAAGTAACAGAAGGATTACTTAGTGAAGATGAAGCAATTGTGATGTTATCGGAGACTTTTGATTTAATAAATCTAAATAAAGACAGTAATAAAAATTTAAGTGATTATAAAGAAGAAATAAAGCAAATAGGAGATACTGTAGCAAGTAATTGGAATATACCATTAAACATTTTTTATGGAAATAAAACAGAAAAATCAACAGGAAATGAAGATTTTATAACATTTGCAGTAGATCCATATTTTGAATTGTTAGAAGATGGATTTAACATTAGTCTAGTAGGTAAAAAAGATTACTTAAAAGGTGAATATATAAAATTTAATAGAACAAATCTAAATCATAGGGATATTATTGATTCTGCAAATGGAATAGATAAACTGACAGCTGATGGATTCAGTAGAAATGAAATAAACAAGTTATTAAGATTGCCAAGAATTGATGAAGCTTGGGCAGATGAACATAATTTGACTAAGAACTATGCAAACGTAAAGGGAGGTGAAAAGGAAAATGGAGAATAATTTCTTAAACTTTAAAAAGAAAAGTGAAACAGAAACTGAACTATATATCTATGGAAATATTGAACAAAAAACATGGATAGATGACTGGCTAGGAATTGGAAAAGAAAAAACAGATGCATTTACATTAAAAGATGCATTAATGCAAGTAGATACTCCAAATTTAACAGTTCGCATAAATTCATATGGTGGAGATGTCTCAGAAGGACTTGCTATTTATAGTTTGCTATCTGAATTTAAAGGACACTTAAAAACAATTGTAGACGGATTTGCTTGTAGTGCAGCATCCGTTATTTTTATGGCAGGAAAAGAAAGAGTTGTTCCCGAAAATGGACTTTTAATGATACATAATGCATGGACAGAAGCGAGAGGAGACTCCAATAAAATGAAGAAAATAGCAGAGGATTTAGAAAAAATTACTCAACCATCTTTAAACATCTATACAGCTAAGACTAATTTATCAGAAGAAGAAATAAAAGAAAAAATGGATAGAGAGGAATGGAT